CGTCGAGCAAGACGGGGGAGAGGTACCTACCTGAGGCCGCAATCAAGAGCCTCAGCCCTGCTGAGTACGCAGCAACAACCAGAGCCAAGCGCGCCGGGAAAGCAGCAGGAAAACAGTTTGTAAAGCAGCCTAAAACCATAGCAAAGAAAACAGCAGGGTTTCGATAATGGCATTGTTACGACTTCCCTTTAAGCCAGGCGTTGACAAGCAAAACACCGAGTACGGTGTGGAAGGCGGCTGGGTGGACAGCGACTACATCCGTTTTCGCTATGGTCTGCCGGAAAAACTAGGGGGATGGACGGACTTTGGGGAAACCGTTGTTAATTTTGTAGGGTTAATCAGCGACATTTTTGCTTGGAATGGGCTGGACGGCGAGCCCTATGCCGCTGTTGGAACCAACCGCAAGGTCTATGCGTTTTACGGGGGCACATGGGCCGATATTACCCCCATCCGAGACACGGGACCTGTCACCTTTACCACTGTCAGTGGCAGCACCACGGTGACCGTTAACGACACTGCTCACGGCGCAATTGCAGGGGACTTTGTCACCATAAGCGCCACCACAGGCAATCCGGGCGGCATACCCAATGCCTCTTTGAACAATGAATTTGAGATTCAATCTGTTCCCAATGCCAACACCTACACCATCCTTTCACCGGTTGCAGCAACCTCCCTGGCAACGGCGGTTGGAACGGCAACCGCAACCTATCAGCTCAACATCGGCAGCGAAATTAGTTTTGTGGATTTTGGTTGGGGTACCGGCACCTGGGGCTTGAGCACCTGGGGGACGCCCCGTCCTCCTTCTGCTGTGACTTCACTGTTTGCACGGGTCTGGCAGTTTGACGCATATGGAGAAGACCTTATTCTTCAGTTGGTTAATGGTGGTGTTTATAAATGGTTACCAAGCACGGGCCTTAGCGTGCGAGCCGCAGTCATTGCCGGCGCTCCAACCAAAAGCAAATATGCGCTGATTTCCACGCCGGATAGGCACTTGGTGTGTTTTGGCACTGAAACCACGTTAAGTAGCCCAAGCACTCAAGACCCTATGTTTGTGCGGTTTTCAGCTCAAGAAAACATTGGCGACTTTGTGGCCACAGCAACCAATACCGCGGGCGGACAACGCCTGACTGACGGAAACCAAATCCTTTCCGCTTTGCGCTCACGTGGCCAAATTCTTATTTGGACGGACACTTCCCTACACGGCCAACAATACCTCGGTCCACCCTACACCTTTGGCTTTCAGCAGTTAGGAGCTAATTGCGGAACTATCGGCCCCCATGCAGCGGCTGACGTCAATGGCGTAGCGTATTGGATGAGTAGGGAAGCGTTTTTCATGTTTGATGGCACCGTTAAAAAGCTGGCTTGCACAGTGCAGGATTATGTGTTTGGGGACATCAACATTGTTCAATCTACTTCAGTAAATGTAGGTATAAACACCCAATTTAACGAGGTGACGTGGTTTTACGCAACATTGGACAGTGACTATATTGACCGGTTTGTGACCTATAACTACCTGGAAAACGTCTGGTCCATTGGCACAATGGCACGCACAGCTTGGGCAGATGCTAATACGTTTAAAAAGCCCCTGGCCAGTGAGTACAGCCCCTCGGATACGGCCAGCACCATCAGCACAATTTATGGCCTTACAGCGGGCCGCAGCCAGCTGTACAACCAAGAAGACGGGGTGGATGCTAACGGGGATGCAATCGACGCCTTCGTGTACTCGGGCTACTTTGATATCGGTGACGGGGACCAGATGCTGCTCATGCAGAAATTTATTCCCGACTTCAAGCGCCAGGTGGGCAACATCACTGTTCAACTGCGCTTACGCGCTTATGCACAGGCTACCGCGGTTCCCAGCTCCTTGGACCCGTATGTTATTGCGCCCAATACGGAGTTTGTCAGCACGCGTGCGCGTGGCAGACAAATTCAGTTGCGGATCGAAAGCGATGAGGTAAACAGCTTTTGGCGCTTTGGCACGATGCGCGTGGACATCCGGCCGGACGGCAATAGATGAGCAAAATCACCAACGTCCGCTTGCCCAACGCAACTCAGTCGGGCTATGACCCACAGCAGTTCAACCAGCTTGTGCGCTCGCTTGAGCAGATCATTCTGCAACTCAACAACACCTACACGCCCGTTGTAACCGAGAACAAGGATCAGGCGCAAACCTGGTTTTTAGGCAAGTAATGTCAAACGCATACAAACGCTTTAAAGCTACGCCGTCCGCAACCATACCGTTAATTGTGTTAACGGTTCCTGCTGCCACAACCGCCATTGTCAAGTCTATTTGGATAGCAAACATAGGTGTAAGTAGCACCAACATAACGGTTACATTTGCCCCTGACGGGGCTGGAACGCACTACCTCGTGCCCTTGGAAGCGCTAGCCCCAAACAAATACGTGGACCTCTTGGCCGGTTGGAACGCGGGCCCCTTGGTGTTTGAGGAATACGATGAGCTGTTTGTCACTTCTTCGCAAGATTATGTGTATGTGACTGTGAGCGCGCTTTTGGTGGACAGGAACTAGGGCTTTAAGGGATAATCGGCTTAAATTCGCGTCCTTTCCCGGCGCGCGGCCCTTGCGGCTACTGGCAAAAATTGGAAAGGACTATCATGGCAGATGAAGGAATCATGGCCCTGCCTCAGGGCATGGGCATGCAGGGCGAGCAGCCGCAAGGGCAGCAGCCGACCGTGACGAGCGCTGACTCGTATGACGCCGCGCAAACAGCCCTTGGGAGGGTCAATCCCGGGGAGCAAGCCGCTCTGAAGGAGGCGCTGCGACAGAACATCGGCAACCTTCAGCTGACGCCCCAGCAGCTTGACGCGCTCATCCAGGTCTTTGAGTACGTCAGCCAACATCCCGGCGACTACGTAAACCTGCTCCAGAAGATGCTCGAAGCGGGGGTCCTTGATGAGGGGGACATGCCGCCTGAGTACGACCCTGAATTTATCGGCGCGATGCTGGCGGTCTTGAATGAGATGCAGCAGATGCAGGCCGCTGGCGCTCAAGAGCCCATGGACCTGTCTCCCGTCGTTCAGGGCCTCCAGCCAATGGGCATGGCCAGTGGCGGCTTGGCAGATATCGGGCAGTACCTTGCCTCCAAAGGCCGTGGCGGCGACAGCATGCTGGCCCACATTACCCCTGAAGAAGCTGCGATGCTCAAGCGCCGCGGCGGCTCCGGCACGATCAACCCGAATACGGGCCTGCCGGAATTTAAAGGAGGCGTTCTTGGTGGGGTTTTTGACGCTATTGGGGGCGCACTCAAAGGCGTTGCCGACGTCGCCAAAGACCTGCTCCAGAGCCCTGTTGGGCGCATCTTGGGCACCGTTGCGTTGGCCACGGTCCTCGGACCAGCAGGCGTGGGCCTGTCCATGGGCATGGCAGGCGGATTGGCCGGAGCAGGGGTGTCCCTCTTGGGCGGCGGCTCCGTCAAAGAGGCCCTGATCTCCGGTGCCATGGGCTACATCGGCGGCGGCGGCACGATCATGGGCGTAAACCCCGTTGCGGCTGTGGGTGGCTATTTGCCCGGCGCGGCCGGCAGCGCGTTGAACACGGGCCTGGCCACGGGCGTCATCGGCGCAGGCATTGGCAAACTAGGCGGCATGAGTACAGAAGACGCCTTGAAGATGGGCCTTACATCCGGTGTGTCGGCGGGGGCCCTGAGGGCGATTGGCGCAGATGACTACGCCATAAAAAGTAAGATGCTTGCGCTTCATGAAGCGGGCGATCCAAGCGCTCTTCCTCTTTATGATACAGGCAACGTGGCGAACATGAAGGCGTATATTGACGCTAAATCCGCTCCCGTTTCCACCGCCCCTACTGGTCCAATTGGCACGGCTGTAGAAAACCTGCCTTTTTCAAGGTCAGGAATAGCATCGGATGCTGACATGGCAAGTCTAAGTCAACGCTATTCCCCAGCAACAGATGCTCAAATGGCCCGTCTAACGTCTGCCGGCGGCAATGCTGGCCCTGGGTTGAAGATGCCTCCAATGGGGTCGTCAATGTCGTATGACCCGGCCATTGCTAACTTCAGGACGGACTACGGCTTGTACAACCCTCCTGCGTCAGAATTTCCAGCGGGCCTTGTGCCTCCAACAACAGGCGTTCGTGGTATGGGTGATGCCACGGGAGCAGGCGTTCGTTTATCTCCCGAGTTCACCAGCACGGACTTTGCAAGGGGTGTTGGCGGAACGGGTGGGGGCACTAACTACAGCTTTCGCCCAGTGCCCACGTCCACTACAGCACCGCCAACGGGCTTTATGGACCGGATGGTCACGGGCGCGGAAAACATATACGACACGTACCTTTCCCCGGATCGTCCTGGCCTGCCATCGGACGCGGGCATTTTCCGCAAGTACGGCCCGCTGGCGGCAGCGGGAACCGCAACCATAGCGGCCTTTGGCGGCATGGACCCCATTCCCGCTGAAATAGACCCAATAACAGCCGGGGAAAGGGCACGCTACGAAGAATCCAGGCTGCGTGCTAAAGCACGGCGAGACCGCATGGCGCAAGGTGGTTATGGTTTAGAAGGGAACAGGCCCTCCTCGTACATCACCCCTGCGGCGGCTCCATTGATTTACGGAGCAGATGGAAAGTTGATTGGCATGGCCCAAGGCGGCTACATAGGCCGGTTTAATGAAGGTGGCGATGTTGACGAACGCAGGCGGCTTGCTCAAGAACGGCGAGCGGGCCAGGTATTAGAAGGAAATCAGGTGAGTGCAGCACTCGCACGGGCGCGGGCGGGCACGGGCGGGATATTACCTCCGGTAACTATTGGTGGTGGCGATGGCGGGAACGACTCAATAGCTCCTCGTGATACCACGCAAGACGCAGCAGATGCTGAAACAATGGCAGAAATAGTAGGGATACTTAACGGGCTTACAACAACAGGTGCGGATATATCCGGGGGGCAATTTGCGGGTAACACTGCATACGGCGGCGGGTCCGGTTTAGGTTCTGGCGGAGCGCAGGGGGCACATGCTCCCGCTGGTAACACTGCATACGGCGGCGGGTCCGGTTTAGGTTCTGGCGGAGCGCAGGGGGCACATGCTCTCGCTGGGGGGATCGCGTCACTGGGCGGTGGCCAACTTAGTGCGATTGATAATGCTTATGCAGGTATTATTTCCGATGCAAAAATGGAAGCGGCTGCAATGAAAGCAGCAGACGCTGCGCGATTTGGACCAATTACAGCAATGCCAGCTAGCATTCAGGCAGCGCAAGATGCGACAAATCTTGCTGCAATAGCAGATGCAAATCTTGGTGGGTACGGATACGGCGGAAACACTGGCGACTTTCTTGGTGGCTCAGATAGTTTTGGCGAAGGCCAATACGCCAAAGGCGGTCCCGCCAGGATAACGCAATTCCCACGTCGCGACGGCCCCATCAACGGGCGCGGCACAGGAACTTCCGACGACATCCCGGCCATGTTGTCAGACGGTGAGTTTGTCTTCACCGCCAAAGCGGTACGCAACGCCGGAGGTGGCAGTCGCCGCAAGGGCGCGGCTCGCATGTACAAACTCATG